TGGATCCGCAGTCTTGGGCGCAACGCTCTTAAAATAGCCTTATCTTTGGCGTACCGTTAAGGGGTTAGCGGTTGTGTTTCATTGGTTAAGCCCACGAGTAGGTCGCTCCGAAAGTGGGCTTTTTCATTACGGGTTGAGAATGAGTTTTTTGGTAAAATTCATGCACTTATGAATCATATCACCTATGTAAGGTCAAAGCTGACCTCGTTGATATGATTAATACATCCTCGTACAATGCGAGAACTCGGCCACAATCTCACGGACATCATTGCCGGATTCATTGACCCTCCTGCCCATCTTGAGCTTCATCCAATAGCCTCCCAGAGGCTTTGGTGGCCTTCCCTTTTCAACGTGGAATCCTCCAAGCCCTCCATCCCATTCTTCCTTGTAGGTGGCCGTACGAATCTGGTGGATGTCCCTCTGCGAGATGACCTTCGTGGTGCGGTCATAGCGATGCACCCGGTTGATGTGGTGGTACAGTTCGTGGACGTGGCCCATCCAAGTGCAGTCGTACCCTTCCATCGCCATCATTAGCCTGGAGTCCTGAAGCACGCCCTTGGTGACCACCCCACCCCCCCCGAATCCGTGCGCGTAATGCGTTACGAAGGATAGATGCTTGCGTAATTCTTCCGACCCAAAGCCGAGGCGAAACTCAATAACGCCCGTGTATCCACCGACTTGAATACGCGAACCGCACTCCCGGTTAATGACCGAGGTGAATCGTTGCAGGAGGTCAATTTCGTTGAACTTGATGATGCTTGTTTCGTGATTGCCATACCCTATCAGCAGGATGTTCTTTGCGTAGGGAGCAAACCATTCCACCGAGGTGTCCACGATGGCATCAAAGTAGTAGGGGGTGTTGTGTTCGGGGCGTATATCGCCCTTATTCCTACGACCATCTGCGCGACCTTGCATAACGCAATATGCGTCTCCGTTTATGATAATTCCAGCATTTCTGCGCACAGCTTCGTCCAAATGGTTCTTCAGAAGTTCCCGGTCGCAATGCGGATTGTCCCAATGCAAGTCCGATATGAGCAAGAACTCGGCCTCGGATTCGCAGTCAATGACGTGGACATTCTTGGATATTCGTTCTGCTCTCATTGTTTTGGGTTTAAGGGTTAAGTGAGAAGCGGGTCATCGTAGAGGTCATCCAACTCAATCTTAAAGTCGGTTAAGACTTCTTCCACTCTCTCCTGCATATCTGGAGCATCGTGGAAGGTATGGTGACGAAGTTCAGCGAGGGCGAGATACATTGCAGGGGCGAGACCACACATCTTGTAGTTCACCATATCCTGCTCATTCTCCGTGTCAAACTCAATCGTTATCTTCGCCATTGTGTTGTTTTAGGAGGTAAACGACCGCCTCTTCAAAGGTTTCGCCCAAAGATAACAGCGCATCCCTCACATAAAGGAACTCTTTTTTGTTAAATCGCAGGATAATCTTTTGAGCCTTAGCGTTATCCTTCTTCTCCTCCTCCTCTTCCAACTCTTTTTCAATCTCTTCGGGCATCTGCCACACCTCAATCCCGCAATCTGCAAGGAGTTGAGCATCCCACTCGTTTGCAAGAGCCTCGTAGTCATAGTCTCCAAAGGACGAGTTGTCCTTCAGAGCAATGGCCTTCAATTTCTCAATGTGCGTGTCTGCCGGTAGGACTTTGCAGGGAGCCTCCGTGTAATCAAGTTCCCTCAACGCTTTGAGCCTCATATTGCCCCCTATGACAACGAATGTATCGTTGTGGGGGAATACGATTAACTCGCGGAGAGAAAGCATCTCAGGGTCATCTTGGAGGCTTTTGACGAGTTTTTTGAATCTATCGTCCTTGATTAACCTGGGATTGCCCGGCAACCCTTCTATCTGCCCCGCGTTGTTGCGGAGTTGATACAGTTTGATGTCTTGTGCGTTCATTTATTTATACCCTATCGGGAAAGGAAAGTGCGATTCTGATGCGGAATTGATTTTGGTGTACCCTTTAGGGTGCAAAAAACACCACTTTTGCCCCTTATATGACCCATTACGGAAGGTCTATCTCCCCGAAGAACGGTCTTTTGTCTGCGCTCTTCGCTCCTCTGCAAGACCACAACGCTCTTGCAAACCAATTTGGAGAGTGCGTTTCTGACTTGATGCCGTTGGATCGGGAGCAGTAGTTGTCCCCCTTCGGAGTGCCGGGGGATATGGTGTAGCCCGATGCCCCGAACTGAACGGTCTTGCCGTCCTTGGTGGCCGTGTATTTCTTCCCTTTTGCGGATGACTTCGTAATCATCCAACCTCTGAACTCTGGCATAGCGTTTATTTTGAACGAATGATGACCATATCCTGCGGGGCAGGGGGAATGCCTCCGAAGTAAGCCGGAAGCGTGTAGGTGATAAACGGGATGCGCACCTTGAAGGTGGTAGAGAAACTGTTAATCCACACCGAAGCGTTGTTGCCTTGGTTGGAAATCAAGCACCGTACCTTCTGCCCAGGTTGCACCGCGCAGAGATAACGAATCTCCCTGCGTCCGTTGATGTAGCAGGTGGCGTACATTTTGATGTACTGCCCTTCCTCGCTTGACATCCAACAAATGCGAACCGAGTTCCGCTTGTGGTAAGGGAAGCCCGACACGCCCCAGAGTTTGTTGATGCCGTAGCCTTCCGTGCCGGTACTCTTGTGAAGGCAGGACTCCGTGAACTCGTATTCCCTCTTCCAAACTGTTCCCATTGTGGGAAGCATCGGGTCGTTCTCGGCCCAATTCTCGCCTTTTTTGATGAGGATTTTTTTACGCATAGGGCAAAGTTACTTATTTGTGGAAAGATATGAGTCAATGAGGGAAACGGCCTTCTCGTAAGAGTCAGCGACCTCGGAGAGATAGCCTTTGGCATTCAGCCTTTTGACCATCTCCCATTGTTCGGCAAAGTGTTCGGTTGCCGGGGTGATGCCGTCCTTCTTGAAGAACTTGACCCCCGGTCGCTTCAACTCAATGAACAAGCCGTGATAGCCATTCCGTGCTTCAAAGATGAGCAGGTCGGGGATGGCCCTGGAGGAGCGGAGTTTGGAGGTCTTAACGGCAAGGCCCATCGGCATCCGTATGCCCGAAAGGTCTGAAGTGAATATCAGGGCCGGGTATTGGAGGCGCAGGTATTGACAAACGCTCTTTTGGAGGTCGTATTCTAATGGTTCGCGAACCTTGGGGCTTGGGCATTTAGCAGGCATTGAAGTCGTTTAACTCTGCAATTTCGTAGAGCCTCTCCGCTAAATTGGAGATGTCTTCGTGGACTCTCTCGCAGTAAAAGAGGCACTTCTTTTGGGCGTAATCATTCATCTTATCAAAGGTCGGCTTGGATAGATGCTTCTGCAAGACGAACTCTTGCAGGAGGGTCAGCACATCAATCGGTTGGAAGTGTTCTCTCACGGCTTGGGAGTTCGGGAATGGGCATCCAATACTGTATTTCGCGAGTCCACCAAGAATGATTCTCAGAAAACCACATATCATTTACTAACCAAGCAACGACTTGCATTCCTTCAATGTCGGTTATCAGCACGGGTTCGCCCTCCTTGGGCATTTGGTCTTGGGGTCGTGTCCAAAGTTGGACTGTCCTTGCATACTCCTCCATTGCTTTAATAATCCACTCCCTATCCACTTGGTGGAAGTGCATTTCGTTAGCGTCTTCGTGGTCTTTGAGGATCTGGTCTGCGGTTTTCATTGGTTTTGGGGTTAATTGGTTAGGTGTTTTGGCTTGATGAAGAATGAGGTCAGCAGGATGACGATGAACACGACAAAGACGAACATCAGCGTAATCCATAAAGGAGCAAAGCACCAACCCCACGAAATAATCGCAGGGCTGATGAGCTTCGCAACGCACAACAATCCGCAAAGGATAGTCGGCCATTTAAAGACTGACCCCATTAGAATGGAAGGTCATCTTTGGTCTCCTGAACATCTGCCCTTGGGGTAGGTCTCCAGGTATTCAACTCGGCATTGTGAGTGCCGTACTTATCCGCTTCACGCTTCGGCCAACAAGCAACTCGGACATAGCCCTTATCGTCTTTGTGTGCCTCAAGGAAGGCAGCGAATTGATCTGCATTAAAAGAGAGTTCAACAAGCTCCTTGCCTGCGATAATCTTCTTGTTAACGTAAATCCCTTTTGCGTAAACTTTTGGTGGGTTTTGTTGTGACATTTTCTTTGGGTTTGTAAAAAGGTTTAGGTTTTCGGCAGCCAATTTTTTCGGAACGCTTGTACTTCCGGGCATACCATTCGGAAGCGTCAATCGTGTAATTCTTGGGGTGCGAGTAATTGTCGTACCCTTCTGCATAAGCGGCCTTCAAGTGATTGATTTCCTCGCGTTGATGAAGTTTGTCAGCCTTCTTCATTACTACGGTCTTCAGCACCAAGCCGGGTTGGTTGGATAGCCAATCCATAAATAGCTCTAAGGGGGTTGATTTGGGTTTAGGCATTGTTAATCATCTTCACTTTGATCATCGTACTCTCAACGCATCGGTCTTTCTTCTTACCGACAAGCGACTTGATTCTATCTTGGAGGCAGACATTGGCCTCCACCGAGTTGTCCCAAAAGCCATAGTATTCATCCTTCATATCATCGCACCGCACAAGGACGCAAAACTTGGTCTTAATCTTTGACTTGAACGCAGGGGCTTTGCCTTCAATGATGTTACAGATATTCTCCAAATCCTTGCGAGTTCCCCGGATGTTGTGGGCCGCTTCCTCTTCAATCAATCGGAGGGAGTGGATGACGGTGCTATGGTCTTGGTTAAAGTAAACTCGGCCCAAAGACAGTTTGCTAATTCTGGTGTACTTGCGGATGAGGAAGGTGCATATCTGCCGGGCGTGGACAATGTTAGCCCTGCGGGTCTTCTTCTGCAACCCTTCTGGAGTGATGCCGAAGTAGGAAGCAACCACCGAGATGATGTTCTCCGACATCTTGTTTTCAATCAAACCGACTTTCTGTTCCATTTCTATTTCTTCTTCTTTTTATCCGTTTTCAGAACCAAAACGAGTTTACCGCAGTAAGGGCAGAATGGGCCACCTTTGAGGTCAAGGGTCTTTTGGTCTGCATCGTGGGCCACAAGGCCGTGGTTCGGGCATTCTCCTGCGTATTTCATTAGAATGGGGCTTTTTTGGTTGCAATCTTCTCCTCAAAGGTAGGGATATCACCGCTAAATTCCAACACTTTTGTGTATTGTAATTGAACTTTAGCCATCGCAGTACCGATGCTCCCATTCCTGTTCTTGCGAAACAGAATCTCCATAACATCCTTCAACTCACTTTTGTTGTAATCCGAATCATCCATATACTCCGAAGGCCGAAACACAAACAGAATCTTGTCTGCATCAAACTCCAACTGTCCCGTTTCCCTTAAATCGCTCATCTTGGGCCTTTTGCTCTCCCTTTGCTCCACATTCCGCGACAACGAAGACACCACGCAGAGCCATATATTCAGCCTCTTGCATATCGCCTTGATGTACTTGGAGATGTTCGTGACCTGCTCAATCCTCGCTTTGCTTCGGTCTTCGGGCAGGGCCGAAATCAACTGAAGGTAGTCTATGTATGCCCCCTCAATCTTGTGGGTCTTGATGAGTTTGAGGAGTTCAAGTTCAATCCTTCCGGGGTCGGCCCCAGGGATGTCCACAATGTGCAAGGGAGCGTTCTTCACCTTGTCCACCGCTATGCCCATCTGCTGAAAGTCCTGCGGGGTGATGCGGTTTTGCGCATCCAAAAACGCTTCGCCATCAATGTCCGAAAGGTTGCTGACAAGTCGGGTCATTAACTGCTCGGTGGACATCTCCATCGTGAAGAAGGCCACCGCTCGCCCGGCAAGTGCTTGGTTCAAGGCATACTGCACCGCAAGGGTGGTCTTCCCCATCGCGGGTCTGCCTCCCAAAATGATGAACTCGGAAGGCTTGAAACCGGTGATAAGGCGGTCGGTGTTCGGATGGTAGGTGGGAGTGATGCGGCTTGGCTTCCTCCCCGAAAGAATGGAGTCCAATTCCATCATATAGCCCACAAGCAATTCGTGGGCCTCGGTCGCAATCGGATCGGGGTCAAGAGAGCGAATCTCCTGCATCTCGTTGTAGAGCCTGTCCACATCTTGATGCTTCAAGAACTCCACCTTGATTTCGTGGATGCGACTCTGCACGAAGCGTTGATGCAGTTCAAAGCGATAGTGCTTCCAACCGTCTGCCGTGTAAAGGCCGTTGTCAATAGTGGCCAAATACACCGGGTCAATGCCAAAGTTGAGAGCCTTGCACTTCTGGTGAACGGTCAGCGTGTTGATCGGAACCTCCTCCTTGCGAAGTTCACGAATGGCCCGAAAGACATTCCTGCGCTTGCCTTCCTCAAAGTATTCCTCCCGCAGTTGCAGGACGATATCACCCGGCTTGAGGATTTCACAGATGAGGATGCCGAGCATCCGATCCTGGTACTCAGCGTACAATTCCGGACTCAGGGGCGTAATGCTTGATTGGGGTTGATTCATAGGTTTTGGATTGGTTAAATTGTGAATGCCTCTCTGACGCA